AAAACAGAGTCATTAACCGTATTTCAGGGTTTTACTCAGGATCAGCTCAAGCAACTAGAAGGATCTGATCTCAAAATGCTTGCTCATGCAGAAAAAGATCTCACGTAGCGATATCAGTCTGGATATGATGCCTGTTATATCAACATCTTTGCATAAATGCAGAATATGTGATAAGAAACTAAAAATGTCCGATAAGATGGTTGCTTTTGATGTTGTACACATTCCTATAGGTTATGCCTGCAGATACTGCAAAACTGTGTATGGCGAGAACGATGTGCTGATTGATATTGGCGATCTTGAAGGAAGCGGTGTATATGGAGAAGGATAAAACATTCAATATAGTACCATCGCCATCTGAATCCAGAGCGAATGATGAAGTTCTCCAGAAATCGTATAGTGACCTGATCTATTTCGGCAGGGCCTTTTTGCCCAACGATTTCCTGAAAAAGAGTGAATCTCCATCATTTCACTACAATATAGCAAAAAAGCTCATTTCTACCAAACCGGGAGCCAGAATCTGTAATATCATCCCCCGTGGTTTTGGTAAGTCAATTATGGCAAAAGCTGCCATTCTGCATAAGATGTGCTTTTATCCGAAAGGAGACCGGCAGTTTATTGCTTGGATCGCAGAGGAGCAGGGTCAGGCTATTGACCATCTTAAGTATATCAAGAGTCATATGGAGTATAACGAGAAACTGCGTTATTATTTTGGCCCCATGGCCGGAGACCATGCAGGGCAACGCTGGACTGAGAAAGATATTGTTACTGCAAAAGGAGACCGTGTTATTGCAAAAGGTACATCACAGCGTTTGCGTGGGCGTGCTGAAATAGATATGCGGTATACCGGGATCATACTGGATGACTTTGAATCTGAATTAAACACGAAAACGCCCGAAAGACGCGATGAAATCAAAAAGTGGATCGTATCTACGGTTTATCCATCTTTGGAAGAATCTAAGGGCCGTGAAGGCTGGATATGGCTATTGGGTACTATTGTTCACTATGATAGTTTCCTGCAAATGGTGGTTGATGGTGCAAAACAGGCCAAAGAGGAAGAACGCAAGTACGTATGGGATCTGACATTCCATAAGGCTATTGAAGATGATAAGCCGTTGTGGCCCGATCAATTTCCGCTTGAGAAACTGCGTGCCAAGAAGCAGGAGTTTATTGAAGCAGGAATGGTCAATAAGTTTGCTCAGGAGTACATGAATGATGCCCGTGATATTTCCGGTGCAGCATTTAAGATAGACCGTATCCAGTACTATACAGGTAATTTTCATTCTGAAGATAGATTTGCGTATATTAAGTCTAATAATGAATATATACCCGTTAATATCTATATGGGAGTCGATATAGCGGCTACAGCAACCAGCACATCTGATTTTCAGGTAATTGTTGTCATGGGCATAGATTCAGAGAAGAACCGCTATGTTATTGAATATTTCCGTGAACGCATACCAACATTCGATCTGCCACAGCATATTATCGATATGGCTAAGAAATACCAGCCGGTTAAGAGGGCAACCATTGAAACAGTTGCAGCACAGGAAATGGTAAGGGATATGGTGGATAGGATGGCTAGGGCTGACAGGAGACTATTGCCCGGAATATTTAAGGGAGTCAAACCCCCGGGAGGCATCAAAAAGCAAGACAGGCTGGAAACATCGTTAGGCCCTATAGTAAATAGCAAGAAACTGTATATCAAGCGAAGTATGACTGAACTTGTTGATGAGTTCTTTGAACATCCGTTTCCAAAGCATGATGATGTAATGGATGCACTGTATTATGCTGATTACTACGCTAAGCCTCCAAAGAGCGACAGAATGGACAAAGAGTCTTTTGATAAGCGTGAAACAATGAGTATTATAAAAAAATACAATTGGTTTACAGGTGCTCGAGTTAATTAAACTTTTTGTAAAAAAAGACTTGACTCATGTTTTATTATTGTTTTATATTACGATGTAGCTATGCCTATACCTCAAGATCCGAGAGCAAAAATAAACGAAGAGCTTTTTAGGCGTTATAAGGATGCTCGGTCTGATTGGGAGATAGATGCTAGGACAGATCTAGACTTTTATTTCGGCAACCATTTCAGTGGAAACGAGATAGATGAACTTGCATCTAGGAACCAAGCAGCTGTACCAATGGATCGTGTTGCTCCTGCAGTTGAGAAACTCAAAGCAATGCTCACATCTAAAGAGCCTGCGTTTACTGTAATACCAAGAGAAGACTCAGATGTCAAAGTATCTAAACTCTGGCGTATCATCATGAGTTATGTCTGGGAGATATCTGATGGGAATATGCAGCTCAAGCAGGCAATACATGATCATTCTACAACAGGCATAGGCTATCTTTATGCCTATATAGATCCTGAAGCTGACTTTGGCAAGGGAGAAGTCAAGTTTACTGCAGTTGATCCTTTTCGTGTATATGTGCCTTCTACAAGCCGTGACAGGTATTTTGGCGATGCTGATAATATCATCCTGTCAACTATACTTACAGGAGACCAGATATTAAACCTTTATCCTGAACTTGGATCACTCCCGGCAACTGATGAGGGCGATGAGGATCGTATTGTACTTGATCAGATCAGTACTTATCTTGATGAGGACTACCCAGATTCCCAGAATCAGAATACTACTAACGTATTTACTCCTGCAGAGGCTAAAGGGCTTGAGTGGGCATCAACTCAACGATATCAGATACTTGAAAGATTTTTTAAAACTAAAGTTCCATATTACCGCATCATTAGTATGGCTGATGGTAATGAAGTGGTTATGAATGATGAAGAGTTTCAGGAATTATTAACTAAAAGTCCTGAAGCTTTTGAACGCGGCCTTATGGAATTTGAAGAAGTTACACAGACCCGTATTGGAGTAGTTGCTTCGGTTGGTGAGGTTGTTTTGTACGAGACAGTCCTCAATACTGATCTATATCCAATCGTACCATTACCTAACATATATACCGGAACACCCTATCCAAAATCAGATGTTTCTCGGGTTAAACCGACTCAGCGGTTATTGAATAAACTCTGGTCTTTAGCCTTGTCTCATGCACAGGCTTCTGCGGGTCTGAAATTGCTTGTACCTATGGGCAGTGTGGATAATGTTGAGCAATTGGAGAAAGACTGGGCTAATCCGAATGCTGTTATAGAAGTTGACAGTTCTCAGGGAGAACCGCATTTTCCTGCTCCTGTACCGTTAGCAGCAGAGTATTATAAATTGATACAAACCTGCGAATTTTATATAGATTTTACATTTGGTCTGCCTGAGTTGATGCACGGATTTGCTGAAAAAGCACCTGAAACTGTGCGTGGAACAGAGCGGATGCTGGCTCAGGGTGCTGAAAGACCTAAGTCCAAGTTGCGTGATATTGAACATAGTATCAGGAGATTGGGTCAGGTGTTGTATGGATTAAGTAAAGGCCATTATGTTTTCCAGAAGATGTTCCGTTTATCTCAGGCCAATAACAATATTAATGAAGTAATGGTTAATTATTATGATGATTATTCAGGTGCGGTGATGGATATCGCAAAAGAAAGGTGGCGGATAGATCAGCATGATATAAGCATTGAAACTGGATCAACACTGCCGTCAAGCAAATGGGCAGAGCTTTCTGTATATATGGAAGCGTACCAGATGGGTATTGTTGACAGAATAGAAGTATTAAAACACAATCCTGAAATATTTGATAAGGAAGGTGTAATTACAAGAATGAGCGAGATTGCACAGCTGCAACAGCAGGTTGAGCAATTGAGCCAGCAGAACAAAGATTTGAAGGGTGACCTTCAAACAGCACGCAGGGAGTCTGTATCTGATCGTAAGAAAGTAGAGATTGAGAAATTCAAGACCGAACTCAATAAGATGGATTCAGACGCTAAGGCGAGTGAAAAAGTGCAGGCTAATAAGCTTGCAAATGCAGTGAAGTCCGGAGTCGAGAGATTAAGACCTACCATGGAAGATTTTGCGGAAGGTCTTGGTCAGGCTCAGGAAGAATTTGGAACATTGTAACAAGGAGTAATAATGGAACAAGCCGAAGCCAAATCCATCCCCTTTTCAGAAACTAGCGGACACGATGTTGTTCGTGAAACTGCTGAAGGTGATGGTAGTGAGTATAGGGAATTAACTTATCCGGAAGTTGATGAAGCAATTGTTGAAAATCAGGGGTATGAAGGTATCCCTGAAAGGGAAGTGGAACCTCAAACTTTGCAGGTTGATTGGGAAGATGAAGCTAAGAAATTTCAGTCTATGTATGATAAATCACAGTCTGAAACTGAAAAGCTGAACAACAATTTGAACAATGTGCAGGAGCAGATGAGAAACCTTCAACAGCAGGTTGAAATTAAGAATACGGAAAGTAATCAAGTACCGCTCTCCGAAGAGGAGTTTAATCCTTGGGATGCTTACTACAAACCAGATTCACCAAGTTTTCAGTTTCGTGTAAAACAGGAACATGAAAATGTGAATAGGGTCGTTCAACAGCAACTTGGTCAGTTGAATGAACAAGTTGTTATGAACAATACGGTAAGTGAATTAAAGAATGATCATAGACTCAATGAAAATGAATTGAACGAGTTCATGAAATGGTCGACCAATCCTGTCAGTGAGTTGAGTCTTGGAACTCTTGTCAAAGTCTGGCGAGAGGAAAAAGGCGTTCAAAATGTCAGTAATAATTCACTTGATGCCGTAAAAGCAGCAAGACAGGTTCCTAGAACCGCAGGTGTCTTACAGGGTCAGCAGCCTCCTAAACGATCTGAAACAGATCAGGTTTGGGATGGTATTATGACCTCTGGAGGCAGGTTTGGGAACAAATTACCTTAATACATAATTAAGAGGTTTTATTATGGCAACTAGTGCAGCAGGCTACGTAAGAAGTGGCCTCAAAAGTACAGACGTCGCAACTACCGCAGGAAGCAGTCATGCATCAGTGCATGGAGCAACCCCCGATAATAGACGATTGTACGATTTCAGCGATAGAGTCGCTGAACTAGCTCCAGATGAATCTCCGTTTTTTGTATATCTAAGTAAGGTAGCAAAAGTACCGACAAGCGATCCGGTTTTCCGGTTTCTTGAAAACAGGTCAAAAATTGACTGGACTAACAGATCATTATATGCTGATAGTGGCTTAAGCTCTTTAGCAGCTGGTGTGAGTGGTCAGCTTGATTTTGATGATGGAGCAGGAGATCAGATTGACTGGCTTGTGGTTGGTATGGTTGTTGCAGTTGATGTTGTAGATGGTAAATCCCATGCAGTATTCCGAATTGACAGTGTCAGTGTAGGATCAACAGAAACACGATGCGATGTAACTTGTATGAGCGTTGGTACTGCCAACGAGACAGGTTATGACGCAGTGATTGATGGTGATCAAGCACAGGTTATCGGTACTGCTTTTGCAGAAGGATCAGGTGCTCCTGATGTATGGGCCAAATCATTGGAAGATGATTTTGGATATACCCAAATCTTCAAAACTGCAGCAGAAATGACAAATACAGCCATTGCTACTAATTACAGAGGATATGCTAATGAATGGCAGAGAATCTGGAACTTAAAACT